CACAGGCAATAAACCTGTGCGTATGAGTAGCCAACCGACGAGGCTGTTGTAAAACGATCCCGTATGACCTGGGTCAAGTCAGCTATTAAGTCAATAAACTGACCCGTTACAACCTAGATTTAAGTTTTATGTTAAGTTAAGTTAAGCATATTTAAATTCATACAATCAAGTTGTGCCGATATATAGGGCGCTTTTAGCCTGTCAAGTATATTAGCTCCTGAGTCGAAATACGTGTAGACACCTATATTGCTCCGCAATTTTTGTATGTCTAATTAAATATATTAGTTTGTAAGATTAGTTTATAAGGTTTGCTTTAAATGCTCGTGCAGTATATTTAAGGTGGGCAGTTATAAAGTGAGTAAGAAATATTATTTCCCAGGCACTTATTAGTTGATTCACTATATACAGCGGTTTAAAGCCAAGAGTAGACATCTCTTTACTTGTCTCGTGTTTAGGAGCAACCAACTGCACGTTAAATATCAGATGGAAGATGTGATGGTGTCACATAATAAAAACACTCTTGCACTAGGCGTAAGTATTCACGCTGTGTGTATCGTACATAAGAAATACCGTAAGAAATATACTGTTGCGATTTGTGAACTGCCACGCGCTCCAGGAGCAACCTGGACAGTCACTATTCTTATTGCCCACTACTCGCGAGGGTCGACTAGTGGTGTAAGGGGTATATAGCGCTCGCCATGTATATCCTGTACCCTTTGCTTGGGAAGGACAGATCCTTTCTATTTACCCTATATGTCCCTTGCATTTTCAGCTGTTGCTGATATTTTATAAGCCCAATACAACAGTGAAAATGCCTATAATTAGCAAACAGTTACGTTGTGGTAATAACCACTTCGTAGAAGATTTAGCAAATAGATGTGTAAGACAGAATAAGGCGCAAGAGTTTATCGACAATTTAGCATTTGAGCGCAAGCACCCGTTTTTGAGAGATTGGCAAGATTGGAAAAGAATAGTTAGTGAGTATTACTCTTTTGATACTACGATATTTCTACAGGCTATAACGAAGCATGCCCAGACAATTGTACCTTTTTGGCTTACAACTGCTAGTTATAAGAAACCACTCGCTGATGCTTCAGTTTTCGTTTATAGTTCGAGATACTGGAGAGTCTATCATCAGACCCAGTTTAAGACCATATTTAGTGAAATTAAGTATTGTGGTCGAGATTTCCCTCCAGGAAATTTTGACCATGATAACGCTTTTCCTTGTGCATGCGTTGAGGATTATAATCATCAGAGGGGTGAGATTCATTTTCCCTTTGATGATTGCCCTTTTAGGCGTGAGCATATACTTAATCTCTATGTTTCAGTGATCTTAGAGATGTTGAGGAGAAAAATGAAGCGAAGCAAACGAAGGTACTATAGGAGACTCTTGAGAGTATTGTATGTATTACCTGTGGAACGTTTGGAGTGTATGGATACGGCTCTTATTTTCGACCCGCCAAATATTCCTGGACTGGGTAGAAATTTGCTACAACAATTGTATGCACGTGGGTTCTTGGATTATTATACACCGCGAGATCTGCGAGATATGACTTATAAATTTGAAGAGTGGAAACATATCAGAGAACAGAGTGGTGCGCGTCAGAGCAGAAGCGCCACTATGTTTGATAATTTGGCTTTGTTAGCATCAAAAATTCCTTCTGAGCAAATGAAATTTGATCATACATTTAATTTGGGAGATGAAAGTATGAAACAGTTTGAAAATTGTATGATACAGACCCAGGAACGATTTGTGGAATCATTACATACTACAATAGTTTCTTCTGCAAAAGAAATAATGATGATGTTTTTATTTGTTTCTACTATAGCAATGTTGGGGTCCACAGTAATAAAGTATGGGCTCAAAGTGGTAATTAAGGCGCTAAATTTAATATATAAGTTGACTTGTGGAAAGTTATTTAGCCATCATACAACCGAAGAAAAGATTATAGAGCAAAGCGGGGGATTATCGTTGCCTCTGCTGCCTGCTATGGTATTAAATAATGTTATAGCACCTCCCACGCAGGTACTTACAGGATTGTGGAATAATCCTCAAACGGATAGAGTAATGCGGCGTATTGGTTATCTGGGTGATCCCAAGATTTCAAGAGGTATTGATAATATTACTGATTGGGTAAAGAGAATGATAACCGATGTGATGAATTGGTATAAGTTAACAGTGTTAGGAATTATGCCAGAAGAAGATATAGATTCAGTTTGTTCTCCAGTTGTAACTTGGTATAATGAGTGTGATAAGTTCTTTGCTAGTTATTATGAAGGGAAGTTGCAGTGGAATGATGCTAATTGGAGCGTTTTAATGAATTTATACGGCAGGGGTATGAGTTTTACTCGCCAACCAGCATTTTCAGATTACAAACAGGATGTCTGGAAAATTGTTTTTAAAATAGGCAATCTATTGGAAAAGTTTAACGCGCGAGGTCGAGCTGGAACATCCATTAGGAACCCTCCTGTTACAATTTATTTAGCTGGTAATACAGGAGTTGGTAAGTCGTCAGTTACGTACCCACTCTCAGCAGAAATTTTAAAAGGAATTTTTGCTCGAGAGGAGAGTCCTATTGATTTAAAGAAATATTGGAAAAATTTAATTTATATGCGATCTGCTGAACAGGAATTTTGGGACGGATATGAGAATCAACTTGTTACTGTTTTCGATGACTTCGGTCAATTGGTGGATTCATCAGCTTCGCCAAATTTGGAATTGTTCGAGGTCATAAGAGCATCGAATTCTTTTCCCTATCCTCTCCATATGGCTGCCCTAGACCAGAAGGCAAATACCACTTTTAATTCAAAAGTTATATTAGTATCATCAAACTTAGAAGAACCTAAAGTTGCTAGTTTAAATTTTCCTGCAGCTCTCCATAGGCGTTTTGACATTTGTTTGAAGGTATCAAGAAAGAAGGGAGTACAAGTTGTTCCTGGAGTTTTTAATCCCAATATTTATGAATTTCAACGATATGATATGGTTGAAGGGAAAAATTTAGAGTATATGTCCTATAAAGATATAGTGCTGTGGTGTGTTACTGAGTATTTTAAACGAAAGGGTTTTGTAGATTCGATGGACAATTATATTACAAAGGCCTTATCAGATGGAGTTACAGAGCAAGGCTTGGGCACATTTATAGGAAATTGCGTTTGCGCTGGGAAACAAGTTGTGAAAGAGTCAATTGAGTCCGCGAAAGGTTTTAAGAATGATTTAGTGAGTGCCGCAACAGGTGACATTCATCATAAAGTAATGGCGGAGATTAGAGTTGCTTTGGAAGATTTTAGAGTAAAGCTGCAAATTGTGAATGCTAAATGGGAGAGGTTTAAAGAAGAACACCCGTATCTAGCTAAGGCGATAAAGTTTATAGGAGCGTTTTGTTTGGTGGTAGCAGTTATTAAGCTGTATACGACGTGGACTACAGAAGATGAAAAGAATAAATTAATGTCACCAGAGCAATTTGTTCGTGGTACTCCTGAAGCTTATAATCCAGTAGTAGTTAAGCCAGCTAAAGTAGAAGCGTATAATCCCTCGGTCGTTAAACCCGTGAAAGTAGAGGGAGATATGAATTTAATTTATAAAAATTGTTGTCCGCACTCGGTAGTACATAATGAAGAGTGGTTAAGAGTGAGTAAAAATCCGGAGTGTTTAGAATGTCAAAATGAAGCCGATTCACCTGTAAGGTTGATTGGTCCAGAAAGTTATACGCAAACAGTTGTTAAAGGAGTTAAGGTTGAGATGGGATGTGAATTTGTGTGTGAACATGAGTTTTCTGTTAAGTGGAAGGTTAATCCGTTTAAGTACTACTTTATAAAGACAAATCCTAAATGTCAATTTTGTAACCCTCAGCCAAAGGAAGAAGGTGTTAAGGATGTTAATGCAGCGGAAATGATGATGAAGGTTATACGCTCTAATTTATATAAAATTTATTCGAAGGATGCAGGAGAACCAATAGGTCATGCTATGTTTCTACGTGGCAGAGTCGTGATGTGTCCTCAGCATTATTGTTCGGCATTTAAAAATATTCAGAGTATTGATAAAGGTTCAAAAGTGTACTTCCAAAATGTATTCCTTGATAGAGCCTTTGAGATTCCTGTTGGTGATATTTTGCAGTCTTTTTACAGTTTAAGTTCACCAGATTATAATGGTAAGGCTACTTTTTCGCGGGATATTATGGCATTTCCCGTAAAAACAGCTACGTTTCATTCTAACATTGAACCAATGTTTGCTGAAAAATCACAATTAAATTATGTCCAGAGTTCTGATGTGGTGATGCCTGTGCTTATGAATAATAATATATCAAAAAGTAATAGAGCATGTGTTTTGTTTAGATATACATCAGGAAGGAGCAGCCTTAAGACGAAAGATGTCACATCTATTGAGGACAATTCAGGTAATATAGTGCGTTACATGCGAGATTTGTGGGAATATTCTATGGATACACAGGCGTCAGAATGTGGAGCACCCTTAATTGTGCGAAATGTTAATATAGCCCCTGGCAAGATTGTTGGTATGCATGTGGCTGGGTTGGAAGGTGCAGGTTTGGGTTATTCTACTCCTGTTTATAAGGAAGATGTAAATCATTTATTGAAACAATTTAATGAATGGGATACTATAGAATATAGGAAAGAGTTGAAACTAGAGGACTATCCTGTGGAACAGTGCCAAGTTCCTGATTCAGCCGAGTTTATTCGTTTAGGAGCTATTAGTAGACCTGTAGCACAACCATCCAAGACGAAGTTGAGAGCTTCAATGGTGTTTGGAAAAATACAAACACCCACTAAACGACCATGCGCGTTGCGGCCTTTAATGATTGATGGTAAGGAGTTTGATCCACGTAGCTATAGACTGAACAGACTGGGCTGCGTTCCGGAACACGTGCCTAGTGAGGAAGTTGAAAACTCAATTGAGGCGTTGGTGGATGACATTAGAGAAGAGATTTTTAATTTTGATTTTGGACCAAACATTAAACCAGTGTATACTTTTGAAGAGGCGGTCGTGGGCATAGATGGTGAGCCCTTTATTAATTCTATTAAACGTAATACTTCTCCTGGTTATCCATTTGTTCATATGCCCGGTTTCGAAAATAGAAAGAAGATATTTGGTGATGATGAGAAATGTGATATGAATCTGACAACATGTAAAATAATACAGCGTAGAGTTGAACGGATAATAGAGCTCGCCAGGAATGGAGTTGCTATTGAACATGTGTTCATGGATACTTTGAAAGACGAGTTGAAGCCTATTCATAAAGCGCATAAAACACGATTGTTTTCGGCGGGCTCCTTGGACTATTTGATAGCCTGTAAAATGTATTTTAATGGTATTGTTGCGGTTTTACAGAAAGCGCGAAATTATTCTCATATATCAGTGGGAACAAACCCGAATAGTTTGGATTGGTCGATAATTGTAAGAAAACTTTTAAATAAAAGCGAAAATGTGATAGCAGGTGATTTTGAAGGATTTGATGCTACACAAGGTTTACAATTATTGCAAGGGGCCGGCAAAGTTCTCATTAAATTATCCCAGGAATTTTGTGGAACGAGTGATGAAGATGCTAAAGTCATGTGGGTGTTGCTGATATCATTATTTAATTCAGTTCATGTTACAGGAAAAGAAATTTATGAAATGACTCATTCGCTTCCTTCGGGGCATTACTTAACAGCAATTATAAATTCAATATACGTCTGTTTGTCCTTTTGCACGATTTGGCAGATGGCGTTTAATAATGTTAGTTATGTGTTTGCTAGGAAATTCTTTGGACGTTGTGGAATAGTAGCTTATGGCGATGATCATATTTTGACGGTGCCCGATGAATATCTTGATAAATTTAATCAATTAACAATGCCAGACCTGTTTAGTAAGATCGGACTTTCTTATACTATGGAAGATAAGGATGCCGTTGCCGAACAGAAAGCACGAAAGATATCAGAAATATCTTACCTCAAAAGAACTTTTGAGTTTGATAAGGACAGAAATATGTGGTTGGGACCTTTGGCGATGGAAACTATATTAGAATCGCCAATGTGGATACATGCCTGTCCAGATGCGCGGGCTCAAACAATTGAACAGTTAGATTGGGCTTTGAGAGAATTATCGCTACATTCTTTAGATAAATGGAATAGGTGGTATCCCATATTTAAACGACTTGGCAATGAATTAGGACATAGCACTCAATTTACGAGATGGATGGAAACGAGAGAGATTGTTTTGGAGTAATCCGTTAGATGTGATCTTTGCTTTCTGAGGTTAAAATGTCAGTTGTTAATCAGAAAGTATTATGCTATCTAGCGAAGGGTGTTGAATATTTATTCTTACCACTCAGGATGCACCGGAGCAGCCCTCCAATATCCAGAGAACCTGACTAGAAAAGTGACATTCGGTTGTGTCCTTTTTGAATCCACCAATGACCGGCATCAATACAAAATAAACAAACAACAAGACCTGAGCATGAAAATGCTGAGGCTGCGCCTCAACTTACTCAAACGGTTGAGGAACAAGTAGAAATAGTAGTTTTTGATAATAATGAAGCGCAGTTGTCGGAGGAACTGCCACAGGCTGTATCGATTCCACTTATACCTAGTATGAGTCATACAGATAATATAAATCATTCAGTGGTTACTTTTTTAAGGCGACCGCAGCTCATATCCTCTTTCAAGTGGCCGAGCTCTGCAGAGAGATCGCAGAACATATTGACCCCGTTGGTAGAAGACAAAACCCGTGGGTTGTTGGTCCCCGAAGGACTATTCAAAGACATGGCCGTAAAGAAGCTGGACGGGTTTACATCGTTTAAAGCTACATGTGTTGTTCGCCTTCAATTGAATTCTCAACCTTTTCAGTGCGGACGTTTATTAATTGCTGCTGCACCAGTTCCTGAACTTTTGGGTCATCGGAATGATTTTACTTTTTGTCATGTGGGACAAGCTCAAAATGTGCATAACGTGCAGATGGATATAGCAAAACAAACAGAAGTTGAAATTAGAATCCCATTTATTTCACCATATAGTGCTTATGATTTAATAGAAGGAAAGTTTAATTGGGCTGAATGTAGATGCTTAGTTTATTCAAAATTAAACGCAAAAGCGACGTCATGCCTACAATGTTTGTGTTGGGCTCATTTTGAAGACATACAAATGGGAGCGCCAACATCAGGAGGAGTTAAAAATCCGGTACAACAATCTAATTCAATTCTGCAGGAAAGGAAAAAGGAATCATCCGGTAGCTATACAGGTACATTAAGCAAATTGGGAAATGCTCTTGGAAATGGATTTAATGCTGCGAGTAAAACATTAGCAGCTTTTGGCTGGTCAAAACCCGTTCTGAGTAAACCATCATGTGTGGTTTTAAATAGGCCCCAGGAGGGATTTAATTATATGGACGGTATTGATCAGAGCTTAGTATTGGGTATGACAGCGGGAAATGCTGTGGATCCTATTCCGAATTTGGTAGGGGTTGGCGTGGATGAAACTTCCTTTGATGTACTAAAGAGGATTCCTCAGTTTATAGGAACGTTTTCGTATTCAGATAAAATTATGATGTGTGACCAAGATCCGAAGCCAGTGAGATTATGGGATTGTGCAGTTTCTCCATGCACATATTTGCCAGCATGTTTGTATATACAACCGAAAGAAGATATTCCTAATAATGTTGTGTCGCCCTATACGTTTCATTGGAAGCAACCAACTACACTTAACTATATTACGTCGCCTTTCCTTTATTGGACGGGCTCGTTGGTTTATACTTTTAAATTTGTTAAAACTGATTACCATTCGGGCCGTGTTGAAATTTCTTATCATCCTTTCGTTAATAAAGTTGACGAAACACGTATGGATTATGTTTATAAGACGATTGTCGACTTGCGTGAAAATTCTGAAGTTTCCATTACAGTTCCATATATTTCACCGCAGCCATGGAAAAGAGTTAATACATATTTAGATCCAGTTAATCCAAATCCGCCTACTCCAGGAAGAGTTATGGACTCAATTACGGGAATTTTATATGTGAGAGCATTGACTCCTTTAATCTGCGCATCCGAAATTATTTCAAATGAGATAGAGGTTTTAGTAGAAATGCGAGCAGGCGACGATTTTGAGGTATCTGGGCCAGTTACGAGTAAATATTTACCCTTCAGTTTTCAAAATCCAAATTCCGCTAGTCCGACAGTTAACCCTCGGCAACAATGTGGAGATGGAAAATTTGTTCTGAGAGCTCCAACATCAACAACGTGGAGCCGTACTAATGGAGATTCATCTAATGATACTATTAAGTTAACAGTGAATGGAACGGCAAAAATTAAGATGTTAGCAATAGAGTACTTTTACCAGGTAGTTAGAGGAAACGGGGCAGCTGTTGTAATCGCAAATATTTCAAACGATTGGAATCCGGATCAAACAGAATTCCTTACATTTGGACAAAGTAGTGAACGTTGCCACTCTCTTATTTATGAAAATACAGATGGAAAAGATGCTTTAACTTTTACCTGGAGAACAACTTACGTGAGTAATCGAGATCAAATTACAAAGTATTTAAAAATTTCTTTAACGCCTATAAATGATGAGTTTCAACATGTTCACATAGACAACAGTCAACTACCCCTCCCGTGTGCTTTGGAAGGGGGGAGTGGTTCTACTGTTAAAATTGACGATTCTCAACTGCCACTCAAAACTTATGTGACAAATGGGAAAATTTTGGTTGAGCAAGACAAAGACCCTTTACCAGTGATATTACAAGACAGTCCATTAGATGTTTATGTTACTAATACCGATCCTATTAAGGTAGAACCAGTTTCTAATGAACCTTACAAAGTTCAGGTCCAAGACCAGCCTATAAAAGTAACACAAGAAGGTGATCCATCAGGGGAACCACAAAAAGTTAAAATTGATGAATCACAATTACCCTTATGGATTTCAGAATGGGATGTAGCAACTGGTGAAGCTGCTGCCGCTTTTATTAAGAAGAAGTTAAGAATAGATCCCATAGTACGAAATCCTGTTCAGCAGTCGAAATCGATAGCAACAGCAGGAACTACAGAAACGCGAACTAGAGCAATGGAGGGTTGGATGCCTCCTTCTATTACTGGTGATGATAAAGATGCACACCGACCATCTACATCGAAATTTTGTGCAGGAGAAGTTTTCACCTCTTTTAGACAATATTCCAGAAGGTTCGCCTTTTCATTAGTTAATGCCATTAAGTCTAGTGAGCAGTTTCATGTGCAACCGGTGGAACTAATTCGTCCTGGAGCTTTACACCTTAGAGTAACGGAAGATGTAGGCCACAAGACACAATTGGCTTTATACGCCCCGAATTCAAAATCAGAAGTTTCGGGTAGTCCGTTAGCGTTTGTGGCCGGCATGTATGCATTTTACAGAGGATCGTTAAGAGTAAAAGTGTGGACAGATCCACGAGTAAATCCTCCTGAATTGATTTCCGGACATTTGGAGTATGCTAGACAAATAAAAGATCATAACGTTATAGAAGATAACATAGAAAACTTTATGACTCCTATTAATTTTGAAACACCTAGGGTTAAGCAACTTGCTGAATTTCAGATTCCATATTATTCTCCGACCTTAGTATCTTCAACATGGAGTCATGGTATAGATAATCAATTTGATGTTCCTTTAACCAATTTAGTATTGTCTGTGCCTGATACAAAAACAAATACGCAAGGACCGATAAAGATAGCAGTAGCCGGAGGCGATGATATGGATTTTCATCAGTTTATTGGTCCACCCCCCGTAATAAATATAGGAGATTTAACAACAGAGGATCGTATGATACATTATCCCCCGACTGGATTTACCCCAACTCAGAAAGTGATAGCAGATTCAACTCGTCCAAAAGAAGAACCAGCAATACGTTTTGATCCAGTACCTTATACAGCCTTAACAGTTAAAGGAAATTATAAAGGAGAGTCCTGTCCGGCAATTCCAAACACTTTTGTTAGATCGGTACAACAATCCAACGCTGATAATTTATACATGGTTAGACATAGTAATAGAAAAATTCTTAGCGTTGATGAGCAATCGAGAGACGAGGTAGATAATAATATTCAATCCCCCGATTCGCTAGATATAGAGGATTATAATCAACGATTTAATCCTAGATATTATATTCTCGACTAGTTTAAAAAGAGACATAGTCGAGCGAAGATTGACGAAATTCATTTCGCAAAATTTCATCTGGTTTTATCCCAGAAGGTTCAGCTCCAACATTTTGTTGGTGTGGTCACGTACCCCCTTCTGGGGTGCGTCCTTTTGGTTTTTACATTTGATTTCTTCGGTTTTCAGTTTCTTTAAGC